ATCTATGAGGGATGCGATGCCGCTCTAGAGGTTCACTTTGGACCAGCCCAAGGGCAAGACGCCCAAACCATCGCCGCTCGCTTTGCTGCAACGTACGGGCATGAGGGCAAGACCGCCAGCTTAGCCAATCCATGCTCTGGCACACGGTGTGAGGATTGAGCCGCCATTGGCTCTATACTTTATTCATACCAAACGAACCAAACCAATGACCCGCCTCTCATTCACTCAAACCACTCAAAACGCAGTTCGCGAACTAGACCGCCTAGAGGGAGTCAAGAATCGCCTTGCCGGTTTGATTGTTGATTTGCACGGCACCAACAATCCAGCAGCCCAGACCTGGATCAGAGAATATACCCTCCGCCTCAAAGAGAATGTGATTCCAGCCATCGAGGAAGTCAAAGCCTACCTGATCAGTCAAGACGCACTAGTGACCAAGATCAGCAACTGACTCACCGGGGGCTCTGCCCCCACCCCATCCAAATCATTTTTTATTTCACATGACCCCATCCATCTTCATCGATACAGAGTATTACTCCTCAGCCGTTGACGCCATCGTGCTCACCCCCCGTAGAACTCAGATCGCCTGGAAGTCTGGATCAGTCTCAGCCCATACCGTCCGCCTCCGTGATCAGGTCCGTTTCTACATCCGCCACCTCTTCATTGATGAGTCACTGAGCTACGGGCAATACGCTAACAGCGTGCTTGACAACCAATTGCTCAACTGATCCAAGCTCACGGCACTCAGCCCAATCCGTTCTAAACTAAAGCATACCAAACAAACGAACATGCTCGACATCAACGAACAACTCATCTGGCTCCGTTCACGCGTTGCAGAGCTAGAGCAGCAGGAACGATACGATGACTGCGACGCTCTCTTTGCTGAATTCTGTGAATGGTTCGTCACTGGCTCCGATGCTGACAACACCGTGCTCTTAGCCCCCGCTCCAATCAACTAAGAATCACAGCCTCCCGCTAAGGGGGGCTTTCTTTATGGCTCATCGTTCGTGATCGGCAGTCATCCCATTCGTTCGTGATCGACAGTGATATGGCGTTGCGGTCCATCGATGGTGGGCGGCGTTACCCCGTATATAAAAAAGTACCTTCTCGTAAGCTATAAAAGTAAACAGCGACCTATACTTATCGCTACTTAAAAAATTCTCCCAGGGATCTCTACGCTCTCAGAGTTGACTCTATATTATTCCGAGTTCTCAATAAGAGCCCCATAAAAAAATCCCCCAGGTACCCAAAGCCCCAGGGGATCTCTTTTAAGTCTTAATGTCTTAGAGCCAAAAGCGACAAAGCTATTTAGTACTCTAAAAAGTACCTATTAATCTCAAAGAACTTAAAGGTGTCTTATCAACCTCCACAAGGCTAGTCTACACATAATACAGACACTTGTCAAGCCAGTGAGCAAAGCTCACAACGAGCGAAGCGAGTTACTGTAAGATGTGTTATAATGCTTTGAAACGTGAAGTCTCTCTCCCTATGCCTGTCTCTAAGATCATTCAGCAACCAGCAGAGGAAATCAGCACACTCACTGAGAGCTTCGATATGGTCTATATGGACCCTCCGTTTGGTTTGATGAGGGATTTCACCATGGTAGAGGAAGACGGCACTCAGAAGGGCTTCCAGGACCAGTGGAACAGCTTTGAGGAGTACATCGAGTGGTATGCAGATATCATCCAGTCTGCTTGGTCTAAAATGAATAAGAATAGCTGGATGTACTTGCATAATAACTTCGAAGGTAATGCACTTGTACTTGCTGAACTACCCAAAGAGATTCGTCGGTGTTATTACACGAATATCTCTTGGAAGCGTTCAGGTCCTAAGAATAATATCAAGAATGGTTGGGGTAATATCGTAGATTCCATTATGGTACTCCGTAAAGGTTCCCCTTACTTTGAGGTTGAGTATACTGACTTAGATGCTAAGTATGAAAAGAATTCCTTTAAGAATAAGGACTCTAAAGGTTTCTATGCTCTCGCTAAGGTCTCTGGAGAGAAGAGTCGCCCTTGTCGCCGCTTTGAGTATAAAGGGTACAATCCAGTATATGGTTTCCGTATCAGTGAGGAGATGCTCGCAGGGCTGGATGCAGACGGGAGGATACACTTTGGTAGCAATAACTTATATAAGAAGATCTACTTGGATGAGAGTAAGGGAGTACCCGTTCAGAACCTCTGGGATGATGTATACTTTATATCTCGTTCAGAAGCTAATAAGAGGAAGTATCCCACACAGAAGCCTTTGAAGTTATTAGAGAGAATCATCAAGTCTTCTTGCCCTACAGATGGTTGGGTCTTAGATCCTTTCTGTGGATCAGGTACTACAGCTATTGCCGCGTACTCTTTAGGAAGAAATTGCGTTACCATGGACATTAACCCAGATAGTATTAGATTAGCTACGGAGGGCGTAGAAGAGCTTAACAGTCAGGGGACGCTCACCAGTTTCTTTGAGTAATAAGAAATAACACATAGAAGCTCTCAGACGCTTGGTGTTCCACGAGGGGAGTATTCCATATGAGACTGATTGTAGAGGTCTTACAGAGGCATATAGAGGGGTCTTAGAGTCTTATACGGTACATTGGGTGCTTAGAGGTCTTCTTTTTTTGGTGGCGAACCCTTTTTAGTACCCTAGGGGCTACGCCCACCCTTTTGCTAAGTGTCCTATATAAAGTACAACTGAATAGATTAACGTTATGGACAGAGACCAACGATTTGTAGTCGAACTACAAGAAGACGTTGCCTCTGGTGAACTGGTCCTTCCGGTTCCACAAATAATCTTAAATGAGATGGGTTGGTACGAAGGAACTGAGCTAGAGTGGACCGTCGAAGGGGATGAGCTAATTCTACGTGAGATTGAAAAATGATCTATGAATCCCTATACCACATTTATGTGAACGATAAGTGTGTGAAGCACAATTTACAGGAAAGTGAATTTCGAAAGGAAATCCAATTTATCCGGGCATTCCTTGAGTTGACGGATCTTGATAATGGTGCTATTGTGGATTATGTTCGATGCGACCCACCTCAAGAATCTCTTGCTGATGGGTCCTATTGAACGACTAAACTAGTTTGAATTGAAACGTTTCATTATTACTAACTGTTATGGCTAAAGGATTTACTGTAAAGGCTAAGGAACCCCCCAAGGGTCAAGAAGCTGCGGCTGCTGTTGAATGGGATTATGAAAAGGCAAAAGAAATGCTCCGAGGTAAGAGCATTGTATTCTGTCTCCCAGGTCGTGGCGTTAGCTACATCTATTTGAAGAACTTTGTTCAAATGTGTTTTGACTTAGTTCAAATGGGAGCATCTATTCAGATCTCTCAGGACTACAGCTCAATGGTAAACTTCGCACGTTGTAAGTGCCTAGGCGCTAACGTACTACGTGGACCCGACCAGATTCCCTGGGATGGTCGCTTGAAGTATGACTATCAGCTTTGGATTGACTCAGACATCATCTTCAATACTGAGAAGCTCCTACAACTTGTTCTTATGGATAAGGACATTGCTACTGGTTGGTATTGTACAGAAGACGGTCGTACTACTTCCGTTGCTCATTGGTTAGAGGAAGACGACTTCGCTAAGAACGGCGGTGTTATGAACCACGAGATGGTTGATGGTATCTCCAAGCGTAAGAAGCCTTTCACCGTTGACTATGCTGGTTTCGGTTGGATCCTAATCAAGAACGGTGTATTCGAGAACCCCGAGATGAAGTACCCCTGGTTCGCTCCTAAGATGCAAGTCTTTGATTCAGGCAAAGTACAGGATATGTGTGGAGAAGACGTCAGCTTCTGCTTAGACGCTATCGCCGCTGGTTATGAGATCTGGTGTGATCCCCGCATCCGTGTTGGACACGAAAAGACCAGAGTTATCTGATCCGCCCCCAAAGGTGGTATAATACGGGGAGCCGAAAGGCTCCTTTTTTTATTCGTTTGAAATCTACCCCATTCACCCCTTGACTATGGAACAGGTATACGATATAATTATTGAAGGACAGACGGTTCACAAGGGCGTCTCGCAAGAGGTCTTCTTTGATGTGATGTCTGATCTCTCAAATGCTTACTATAAGATGGGCTTTCCAGACCCATCAACCATTTCACACACTACTTACATAAAGGAATCCTAATTATGCTCGGAAAGACACAGGTAAAAAACGAAACCCCTGGTAAGAAGACCCGTCAGGGTCGTTCCAACCGCACGAAGCTCTCTGCAACGAGCCGGAATGTGAAGAAAAGGCGGTATCGTGGGCAAGGACGCGGCTGATTCCCATCTTTTTTTTCAAAACTAACCCTTTTGGGACCCTAGGGGCTTCGCCCCAACTAAATAATTATGGTTCCAAAGGGACTTTAGACTGACTAATGGGATAGGAACCCCTTAAAAAGTTCTAAAATGTACTTATTTTGGACAAAACTTATGGGAAGACCAGTAGATCGCGTTGCCGGTGTCGTTTTAGTAACAGATTATGGCGCTTTAGACCGCGCTTTGAGGCAAAGAGACCGCCAAGCAGCCGAAAAAGCCGCCACTGAAGCTAAAACCGAAGAATGAAGTGAAAGGATCCCTTGTTTAGGGGTCCTTTTTTTATGGGTTCATAAATAAATATAAATATCCCGACTGAAATGGCGGAAATCTCACGTATTTCTAGAGCATTCAAAGATATTAGTCTCTCCTTCCAACCACATCCGGTTACGGGAGACCTTCCGGTGCTAAAAAATGAGCGAGCTATTATGCGCTCAGTAAGAAACATCGTAGAAACGATTCCTGGAGAGAAGTTTTTCAATCCAGATTTTGGTTCTGACGTCAGAAGCCAGCTTTTTGAGCTAGTTGACTTCGGTCCTGCCGAAAACGTACGTATCCAAATCGTAGAATCCATTTCAGCTTACGAGCCGAGAGTCAATGACTTGAAAGTATTCGTACAACCAAGACCAGATACCAACGAATTTGAGGTTGTGGTCAATTACAACATTATCGGACAGTCGTTTCCAACACAAACGTATACATTCATCTTAGAGGCTACTAGGTAATGGCTTTTACTAAGTTTACCAATCTAGATTACGATCAAATCAGAGCATCTGTAAAAGATTATCTTAGAGCCAATTCAGATTTTACTGGATTTGACTTTGAGGGGTCTAACTTCTCTGTACTAGTTGATACTTTGGCTTACAATGCCTACATCAACTCAGTCAACGCCAATATGATTGTGAATGAGTCTTTCCTAGATTCAGCCACTCTAAGAAGGAATGTTGTATCATTAGCAGGCAACATTGGTTACTTACCAATGTCTACAAGAGCTGCGGTTGCAAAGGTTACTTTCACTGTATCGACCACAGTTGATACCCCCACTCTAACCTTGAAAGCCGGGTTGGTAGCAGTGGGTGCGGCGGACGATACAGACTTCCTATTCTCAGTCCCGAACGACATTACAACTACGGTAGAGGATGGTGTAGCTGTCTTCGGTACAGTAGAAGAACCTATTGAGATCTTCCAGGGAACTTACCTACAGAAAGCATTTGCATATGATGGATCTCTCGATCAGAGATTCATTCTAAGCAATAATAAGATCGACTATACAACTCTAAGAATATTCATCCAAGACCAGAACGAGCAAGGTCGTGGAAATATGTGGAACCGTTCCGATAATATCATCGGAATCAAAGACGATAGCGAAATCTTCTATCTCAGCGAAGTTGATAATGAGTACTATGAGCTTATTTTCGGCGATGGTATCTTCGGTAAGAAGCTACAACAAGGGCAGACTGTAAACAGTTCATATATCGTCACTGACGGCAAGGACGGCAATGGTCCTTCTAGGTTCTCTTTCACAGGTTCTATTGCGTCAGCAAATGGCGTCATCATTACCTCTAGCACACCCGTCGTTATAACCACTCTAGAAGCCTCTAGAAACGGCACAAACATTGAGACCATACAATCTGTAAAGTACTACGCTCCCAAGCAGTACGCAGCCCAATACAGAGCTGTGACGGCACGTGACTACGAAGCCATCATCAAAGAAGTTTATCCAAATACAGAATCCGTTTCTGTTGTTGGTGGTGAAGAGCTTGATCCCCCACAATTCGGTAATATCATCATTAGTATCAAACCTAGTAATGGTACTGATGTTAGTGATTTCGACAAAACCGTTATTTTAGAGAAATTGAAGCAATATACGATTGCTGGTATGAACCAGAAGATCGTAGATCTCAAGATTCTCTTTGTTGAGCTTGAAAGTGCGGTCTACTATAACGAGACTCAGACACCTTCTGCTAATAGCTTGAAAGCAGAGGTAATCAGATCACTTGAAACATACTCTTCTAGTATTGACCTAAACAAGTTCGGTGGAAGATTCAAGTATTCTAAGGCTCAGAAGGTTATTGACGACACGTCTATGGCTATCACGTCTAACATCAGTAGAGTGCTCATCAGAAGGAACCTAGCTGCTGCTCTAGACACGTTTGCTCAGTATGAGCTATGTTTCGGTAACGGCTTCTACATCATCCCAGGAGGGGGCTCTATCAAGTCCACAGGCTTCCAGATCTTCGGTAACAGTCAAACCATCTATCTTACCGATATCCCCAATACAACGGCGTCTGGTGCGCTTGATGGAAGCGGCAAAGGTAAGATCTCAT